AATATCTTAAAAATAACGAAGCAGAACTGATGGCTCTATTAGATAAGAATCTAACTAAGGCTCAGATGAAAGCATACGAGAAGCTGGATGTAACAGCTCAAAAGCACGTAAAGGACTCTTTGGTTCGAAATGTATTGCTAACCGCTTGGGATGAGAAAGACGATGAATTAGCCGCCTTGGTTAAATCTAAAGTCAAAGCATCACTTGCCGAAGGCAAAGCACTTTGAACGTAGAGAAATACGAGCAACGATTACGTCAGAGAGTCGGAGAAGCAGAATATGAACGTCATAAAGAGCTTGTCCGTCTTCTGGCGCGCAATCTTGCTCTTGAAGATGTTTTGTGGACGGAAATTCTTATATGTATTCGGGATGTTAACGCTCGAACAGAGCTCTTGCGCCAAAGAAATACAATCGTTAAAGATATACATACAGAATTCAGAGCACTAAATATAGAAGTGCCTACACTGACGGAAAAGAACACGGAAAGTTTTGGAGCGTTTTTAGAGGAGTTAACTAACGATGAAGGACCAAAAGCACCTAAAGAGCCTACTGACAGGTAAGGGTGGATTAGATTCAAGACACTTAGAGAATATATTCAAAAAGTGTAGACAAGAAAAGGACAAAATGAGGAAATTGGTCCGAGCTTTTTGTTCTGCCTATTTATTGGATGGAAAACAGCGACCTTTATTATTAAGACCTTTACAAGAAGAAATTGTATTAGAAGCCTTATTAGAGAGGGAAGATGGTAAGCAAACTAAATTAGCTATTTTAGCTCCACGAGGAAGTGGAAAGTCTTATGCGTTGTCTGTAGCAGTTACTATCTATATGTTTTTTAATAGATTTCGTGATTTAGTATTTATTTTAGCTCCCACAGAGGACCAAGCAGCACTTATCTTTAATTATGTATATAGACATTTTGCTGATAATTCCTTTCTTAATGGTTTAGTAGACAATTATAGATTTCATAATAAGCCCAACATAACACTTAAGGGGGGCACTATAATGAGAAGGGCTCCATTGGCGCCTACTAATCAAGGTCAAGCCATTAGAGGACAACATCCTACATTCTTAGTAGTTGATGAATCTCCCCTTATTGACGATAAAATCTTCATAGATAACGTAGAACCAGCGATAGTTTCAAATAAGGCCCCCTTCATAAATTTAGGTACACCAAAGTCAAAAGACAATCATATGTGGCGTTATTTGTATGATGATGGATACGCAGATACGTTTAAAAGATTGGTGTTTACATGGAGAGATGCAGTGAAACCGGGAGAAGCTTATTCAGCTCCCTATAATGAACAAGATATGTTAGATAAAATGATGGAATGGGGTGAAGATTCTATCTACTGGAGGACAGAATACGAGTGTGAGTTTGTAGAGTCGGTATCGAATGTATTTAATCCAGAAAGGATAAAAGGATGTTATAATGATTACGAACTTACTCGATTGGATGGGGATGGACTCGCGGGAGGAAGCAGCATTAATGTTGGTGTTGACATTGGCAAATCTGTTAATTCTACTGTCATTAGTGCATGGTCCCTTGAAAAGTCTGATGAGCAGAATCTTGCACGGCTTGTTTACATTGAAGAAATTAATGCCAGAACTGGTGGACATGATATTCCATACCAACGTCAACGTATTATGGATGTTACCACTCAGCTTGGGGCTTCTAGGCTTATTGTTGATTGTACTGGGATTGGTGGTGCGGTTGAACACGATTTACGAGTGGCGTGTTTAAATGCTGGTGTTCATTTCGTTCCTTTCATTTTTACTGGAGGTCCTAAAGGTACTAAAACACAGATGTATAGAGATTATCAATCTTTTATACAGCAAGGAAGAGTAAGAGTACCCAATCCAGCCAATTTAGTAGGAGACGAGCGTAAAATGCTTTATAAATGGACTAAAGAACACATAGATTTAGAGTATACTATGGATATATCCAATAAAACAGAGAAAATCTCTGCTCCATCGGGTAGACACGACGATTATTGCGATAGTTCGGCTATGGCTATTCATGCTACTTTGAGTATGTTACCCATGGAAGGAAACTTTAGTCAGAGTATTGTATCGCGTCCTATTAATAAAGGTCATCAGGTGGCACAAAGACACGGAATGGGCCCACTTTTAACTACTGGACGTCGAAATCCATCATTAAACAAGCGTCCCCTGCGTGGAATCTAACAAAAACTTTATATACTCATTATGATTAGTTATTTAAAGCCATGTCGTTTATAGATAGAGTTAGACGTCGTTTTGCCTCTGTTGGAAGCAATCCGTCGTACAAGAAAGACGACCCCCGAAGTTATGGAGAGGGAGTCATACAAAGGTTAAAAATCAATCGTGGATTTGGTTTTGGTCAAGAAAAGGACTACGAACCCCATGTTGGTAAAAATCAGACCTATATGAATATATATCTCTCTGACCCAATAATAAGAACTCTTATAGACTTACCTTGTTTATACGCAGTTAAAGATAATTTTGATATCGTAACTGATGATGATAAGTTACGCGAAGAACTTGAGGAAATGTTTAGAGATATTAATATTGAGAATGTTCTCTACGGGTGGTTAAGAAATGCAAGAATATTTGGTAGTGGTTATTTAGAGTGGACAGGAGACAATCTCATTTTACGCTCTAGTAAGAACATGTTTGTTAAAAGAAACGAACATGGTCAAATAATGTATTATTATCAAAAAGTCGGTGACGATGAAGAAAATGTAAGGTTCGAAGAAGATGAAATTATACAATTGAATAATAATTCTTTTGATGATTTAGCTTATGGTTTATCAGACATACACCCTATTATATATCTAGTAGATTTAAAGGATTATGCTGAAAGAGATATAGGAGCTGCATTAAATAAGTATGCGTCAAGTAGATTTGATGTAAGTGCAGGATTACCAGATATGCCATATGGACCAGATAAAATCAATGAGATAGTTGATGCATTTAATAATTTAGCGCCCGGTGAAGACATTATCCATGGAAACGACATTACAATTAAAGAACTGCAAGGAACACAGAGAGCTTTTGAGTATGGTAAATATACAGATGATATACTTGATAAAATACATATGGCTCTAAAGGTTCCAAAAACAATGTGGACTGAGCCCGAAAGAGCACGTCCTATTTTTGAACCATATGTTCGATATTTACAGACTATGGTAGAGGGAGCACTTAATGCCCAGTTAATGCCACAATTAGAGAGTGGTGAAGCTAAGTTTAAGTTTAGGCAAATTAACGTTAATGACGCATTCACTAAAGCCAAGACTGATATGATTTATTTATCAGAAGGGGTATTATCACCCGGTGAAGTTAGAGAAGAGAGAGGGCTTGACCCTGAAGGAGTTGCTGAATTAGATATGGAAACTTCTGAAGATATTAAAGCATCTCCAATCAAAAAAGAACAGAGTGATAAGAATGCAAACATCTCTGGTGGAAAGAATCAAGATAAGAAAGAAGAATCCGCTAGAGCACAAAACAGGGGCAATAAGCCCTCCGCAAACGTAACAGGAGATAGAGCATGACATTTGAAAAATGTATGACACGAACTAAATCAAACCTGAAGAAGAGGGGTTTTGATAACCCCGAAGAGATTGCAGCTGGCATGTGTAGCATGTGGGCTGAGGAAAATGGCGTAGAGCGGGAATTTGCAGAGAAAACCATTGAGCCAGTGCGTAGGTCATTTGCACTGTCGGTGGCTGATGGTGAAGACTTAACATTTACCAGCGAAGAAGGAATAGACTCTGTATCTTTTCCTGTAATCGCTATTACATCCGGACCTCATGAGTATGAGGAAGAAGGAGAAGAACATAAAGTTTATATAGAGGGAGGGATGTTAAAAGATAATATAGAAAGTTTTAACGAACTTCCTATTTATGTAGACCATCAAAGAACAACTGAGGATTTAATCGGCATGGCAACGAGCCCTGAGTTGATTAAGATGGATAATGGAAAGACCGCCGTGAAGATGTTGGCAACAATATCTAACAAACATGGTCGCGGTCAAGAAGTGATGGACAAAGTCAAAGACGGGGACATGACTCATGTCAGTATTGATTGGTTTTCAAACGATATTGATGTGATGGGTGACACATATGCCACCAAAATTCGTCCCACGGAGGTCAGTTTCATTGACAATGAAAAGATGGACCCCGTCTGTAAAGAATGTACAATAGAAACGAAATGTGAAACGCATGTATCTAAAGACGACCACGACTGTGGTTGTGGTGGTGAACATGATGCATGTAAATGTGAAGACGGGAGAACAGAGGTAAAAACTATGTCAGAAGATAAAGTAGAAACTAATGTAAAATCCGAGGCAGAGAACATTGTCGAACGCGAGTTCGCTTCTCTACGTTCACAGCTAGAAGATGCAGAAGCTTCAAAAAAGGAAATCGAATCCGAATTTAAAGCAGCTATGAAAGAGTTAGAGACTCTTAAAGCAGCTGAGGAAGAGAGAGCCACAAAAGAAGCCGAAACTCGAAAAGCTGAGACAGTGGAAGCAATTATATCCCGAGAGGTCTTATTCGGTACTATCGAAGAAGATACAAAGGATGCTCGTGTAGAGGAACTATCTGCATGGGATGAATCCAGATTGACTGGATTTAGCGACGCTCTAGCAGCAATGCCTGAGCCAAGCAACGATGTCGAAAGGTCATTCGGAAAAGGTAAATCATCTGATGAAGGTGAAGTACCAGAAACCGAGAGACAGTTCGGTATAAAGGTAGTGGATGGAAAGTTCAAATTGAACCGTGATATCTACAAAAGAGGTGACTAAAAATGGCAACAGAAATTTTAGTAAACGACGGTGGTGCACCAGCTAGGATTATTCCTTTTACAGCAGGAAGCACAATCACCGCAGGATATGCCCTTCAGATGGGTGCAGACGCAGAAGTAGATACAATAGCAGGAGCAGATAATGTTATGCCTATTGGAGTCGCTTTTACTGACGCAACATCTGGAAATATAGCCAGCGTAATCACTGGTAAAGGTATAGTACTGAACATGTATTGTTCAGGAACCATAGGACGAGGAGATAACGTAGCTACATTAGCTGACGGTAACCTTGGCCCAGCAAGCGCTTCAAGCGTAGCTGTTGGTACTTATATCGATGGTAGTGGTGCTCACTCTGGTGCAGCGACTTTACAAAAGGTCCTGTGGGGATAAATAAGGTGATAATAGGAGAAGATTAATATGGTCGACGCAACACCCGGTTTATTGACAACCTTGAACACTGGTTCATACGCCAACACTGGCGGAACTGGTGAAAGAGTACTTATTGACTACAAAGATGCAATAATTGATTATAAGGTCGCAGACCTTCCAGTTATGCAATACTTTGCAGACCCAATGACTACTGATACAGGTGGTAATATTGATATTACTTTCGCAAAGCCTAGCATGAAGCTAGAACAAATAGATGAGGGAACAACCCCGCAATACCAACACACGAAACTACGCTCCGAGAGAGTGGCAGTTAAAGAGTGGGGTATAGCATTGGGTGTAACCCGTAGAATGATAGAAGACTCAAGATTCAACGAAGTAGAGATGGCATTGAACGAAGCTCGTCGAGCTGTCGACAGACACTTGACTCAACACGTTGTAAATACCGTATTCGGTATCTATGATGCAACTTTCGGAACTGGAGTAGACGGTGCAAGTATCGCTGCTGCCACAACTGAAGCAAACATTGTAGATTTCTCGGATAATATTTATGGTGGATTCTTAGGTAAAGACGCAACACTAACTGGAACTGCTGCTCGTTTAGACGATTATGCAAACCAAGGTGTGTTAGTCCTATCAGGCGCTAAATCTTATGTAAACACTACAGTTTCAACATCTGGTGCTTTCGCACTTCAAGATATTGCAGCTGCGGTCAGTCGTATGTCTAAACATGGCAGCCAAGCAACACATTTGTTTATTTCACCTTCTCATTATGAGAATATGTTGAAATTAGCTGATTTCGCTTCGACATTTGTCGCAACGTCAGCAACAACTGTTGTGTCTGGTGGTAATGTTATGCCAACCGAACCCGGTAGCAACCCATTCGGGTCACTGTTACAAACTGGTGGTTTGGTAGGACAGATATATGGTTTAGATGTAGTCGTTAACGCATGGGTCCCCGGTGACCGCATGGGAGTTTTCGACTTGTCTACGAAACCAATGGCTTACGTTGAGAGACGCCCATTGACAGTAGAAGAGGCAAATCCCGGTTTCGGTATTGTCGGTTCTTACATGTCTATGAGATACGGACTCAAAATCGTACGTCCATTCGCTGGTCAAATTCTAATTAACGCATAGATTGATTCTGCTTAAATAGAAAGGGTCCGGGGAGAACCTCAATCTCCCCAACTATTAAATTAAGGATTTTTATTTTATGGCACGATACTCCAGAGTCTTGAAAAGTCAACCGCATAACGCGGTCAATAGACGTAAGATTGGCTCTGCGGGAGGTACTGGTGGTTCTGGAGGTACTGGTGGTTCTGGAGGAACTGGTGGTTCTGGAGGAACAGGTGCTTCAGGTGGTACTGGTGGTACTGGAGGTTCTGGAGGAACTGGTGCTTCTGGAGGTACTGGTGCTTCTGGAGGAACAGGTGCTTCAGGAGGAACTGGAGGTTCTGGTGGAACAGGTGCTTCAGGTGGTACTGGTGGAACAGGAGGTTCTGGAGGAACTGGTGGTTCTGGAGGAACTGGTGGTTCTGGA